TGTTTGAGCTACAGGAGTAAATGAACAAGCATTATCATTAGCAGCTACTCGGTCGATATCAAGCAATTGACCTGTCTTAGCATCATAGCTATTGATGTGAGCACGGTCATTACCTTGGTTAAACGCTGCATCATAAGAGCGGTCTACTAAAGAGACTAAAGGGTGCTGTGCTCTTAACTCATCAACAAAAAGGCTTGGCCAAGTTTCACTGATTGCACTTACTACATTTTCTAATTCTGTTACTGCCATTATAATCTCCTAGTTTCTATTAATTTCAGACTTACGCTTTATGCGTTCGTCGTATGGAAGTTTCTTCCAATCGTCTAAAGATAATTTTCCAGAACTATTTCCTTGAGGATACTTACTAGGAGAAGTTGATGTGGTCTTAGGTTTAATAACTTCTGCAAATTCTTGCGTGAAGAAATCAACAACCTTTTTAACAGAGTGAGAATCAGGCTCTCCAGTTTCAGGGTCTAGTAGAATATCATCTACTGGAACGTGAATTAGGAACTTGGAACTCACAAGCTGACCTGGAAGTGCATCTTTAAAAGCATTAAGCTTTCGTGCTGTATTCCACTTATCTTGTTCGCCATTAAGTTTTAAAGTTAGCTCTTCAACTTTGGTTAAGGCTTCTGTGTTCTTAGATTTGTAGAACTCTAGCTGCTCTGAAAGCTTGCCATCTTGCTCTAGTCTCTCTAATTCAGATGCTTCACTCTTAGCTAGTAAGCTATCTCTTTCCTCTTGAAGCCGCTTTTTCTCACCGAGAAGTTTTCTGTGGGTTTCATAGGATACTCGTTGTTCCTTAGTCTCATTCTCAGAATGATTGTCTAAGTCTCCACTGGAGTTTTGTTGTTCTGTCATAATTATACCTTTATTTGGTGGTTAAATGTCAAACACTCTTAGCGCTTGATTTTATATAATCTGATATTTGCTCTGTAATCGTTGCTATCTCTGTCTTTGAGAGGTTTAAGTACACCCTTCCTTGCTGCCTTTGCCAGTCAGCTTTCTTCTGATTCTTTAGGCCTTTAGGATTAATTAGTATCTGTGCCTTACCTCCTGTGCCTGCCTTTACGCTGGTTACTTTAGTAGCTGCTAGCATCTGACCAGTCAGAGTTAGGTTTGACTTTGAGGGACTGGTATCAGAGGAAAGCCTAGCAAATCTTCGCCTAAATTTAATGTAGCCGCCCGACAGGGCCTTAAGCTTTCTTTTGTTGCCTCCTGAATTAGGTACTCCAAAGCCTGACTTGGTTCTTGTTAATAGCAGACCAAGCGCAGTGCTTCCTACCTTGCGTAGCTCACTAAGAGTTAGCGGCCTTGAGAAGTTTCGCTGCAGCTTATTAACTACTTTTGTTATGTCATTAATTGCTGTCATCTAGTGCATCCATTAAGGTTTCAAGGTCTTTGTTTGAGATACCCAAGAAGGGTCTAGCTTTTTTAGGGTTAGGAGACCTTCCATAGCTTCCTATTTGATTACCCTCTACTTTACCGTTTATCTTATCGCCTTTATCATAGCCGATAGTTATAGAGCCTGACTTTTGAGTCAGTAGCTTCATGCTCTCTAGCATCTCGGTAGATAAGGTTAGATCAACAAAAGAGCTCCCTTTCTTCTTTGCGTAATCTTTTGTGTAAGGCTTATTTGATAGAGAATAGTTTCTACCTGTACCGGGCCTATAGCCAGTACCGTTTTGTGTTCTAAGCCTAATGAAGTTTATTATATCCTCTGATAGTTCTATTCTCTCAGAAGGGCTTAGGTCTTTAGGTACTTTGATTACTGTCTTCTGCTGTGAAGCCATCGCCTACCCCATCTATTAAGTCTATTTCCTCTTCTATTCTATCAAGTGACCAGTCTGGATTAAGTTCTTCCATGACTGTCTTTCTAGATTTAAGGCCATTGTTAATCTCGTTAACTGCTGTAGTTACTAGTGTGCCTCTATCCACCATAGGCTTTTGGGGAGGAAAGGTTACTTCAATTCTAGCGCCAACAGAAAATGTAGTCTTAGGAGCATCTGTCTGATTCATCCATATAGGGTGCATCTGTGTTAGGACTTTCCTCCAAAAGCTAACTTCACCTCTTGCGTATACAGCAGCTTGCATAGTCTTAAGCTCGGAGGTATCGGCTTCATCAATTATCTTAGAGATACCAGAGGCTAGGTTTTGAGTAGTGATGTCTCCAATAGAGCCTGGTTTAATACCGCGAGAGTTTAGGTACATTGATAGCTGAGTTACTATAAGCTGAGTTACCTCTGTTATATCTACTTGAGGCTTAACTACTTCTACCCTTGCATTACCACCGCCTGGTTTATCATCAAGAAAGTGAACAGCATTAGGAGCTAGTGTCCAATTTTCCTCATCTACATTGAAAGCAAAGATAGAGCTAAAGGATTGAAACTTAGCTGCATAGTTAAGATCTGCAAACTGTGCTGGCATTAGTACAGCCATACGCTTTGTATCTGAATCTGCAGGAGGTACTAGAAAGTTTTGTGAAGAGTTGTAGTATTGGAAAGGAAGTACGCCATAAGGGTTAGTGCCATCCATGCCCTCAAAGTATAGATCAAGTCTCTCATCACCATCCTCATCAAAGATAGTTATCTCATCTTTAGTCCATACCATCCAAGATTGTGTCATCTTGCCCTTGATCTTTATGCAGTCTACTTTTTTAAGCATTAGCATTACATGGGTTGGTACCATTGGGTTTATTTCATTGTTTGAATATACAAGAAACTTATCGTTAGGCACTGCACGTAGGGCTGGCTTTTTATTTTCATCATCTAAAAATGGCATCATCAAGTTATAGCGGTCTAAGTTAAAAAACTCATTGCCCTGATTCATCTTAGGATTGATATCAAACTTATCTACATAGTATTCTAGTAGTTCTTGATCTGAATCATTACCATCAACTACCTTTCTAACTACACCTGATTGATAGATGGTAGAAAGCTTGTCTACTATTTTCTTGACCATGTTAATGGGAGGGATCCTAGTTACTATCTGCTCATAGGTTTGTACTCCCATCTCGCTTTTGAGTAATCTTTCTACATATTTTAATAGATCATTCTCATAGATATCTAGTAGCTCTTTGGAGTTTTCAAGGCGGTTGGCATAGCATCTAATATGATTAACGAGATTTGGTATATCTTTTGATAACATAATCTACCTTTCAAAGTATGATTAAAGTATGATTGATGACTTGGTTCTAGTTTTAGTGTTTATTTCTTCCCAGTATATATCATAACCCATTGCATCTGCTTTGTGTCCCATGTTGTTCTTGTCATCCGGGTGTCTACCCTTAAGACCCTGTGAGGCTAGATCTCTGATTAAATCAGCGCAAGAGGGGTCAATCTCTACTCTATGGGGACCATCAAAAGGTTTAAGCCAAGAGTTAGCAAACTTCACTCTATCGACTACAGGTGGGTTAGCGTTTGGTACGTCCATGGAGTGATTAAAGCCATTAAGAGATAAGATATCTTTTACATACTTATAATCTGAAAAGCCTGTAGCTGAGTTTCTAGAGTTACCAGCAGCATCACCTCTGATTCTTATAGGGATATGCTTTAGATCTTTATGATCATCACAAAAGGCTTCAATGGTCTTCTCAGTAGATGAATTTTTAAATGAATACTCTTTAAGGTAGCGGTTAAGATGTCCATCACGCTGGGATAATAAGAGGGTAGTTGGGTTTACGTTAAAATCTAGGCATAGCTTAAGAGGTAGATTGTTATTGATAGGGGGTTGTTTCTTGATGTTTACATTTTCATCAAATGAGTAATAAGCTAGGCCTTCGAATGCCATCCATGCTGCTTCATATTCTTGCAGATAGGATTTCTCATCTAAGGTGCGCTTTGCCTCTTCAATCTCATCACGGGATATGTAGGGATTATCTAGGGTCTTCCAAAAGTGAGTAGACCAGTCCTCAGATGCTTGTGCTTGTATCCATAAGTCATAGGCCTCAGTGCCCTTACCATCAGGGGTTGTTGCTAGTGTAGCTCCTCCCTTAAGATCAGACAGTGTTGGTCTTAGGGCTCTCCACAGGGGTTCTATCTTTACTCCAAAAAAAGCTAACTCATCTAAGAAAGCATGATAGAGAGCATGACCTCTGATTCTGTCTATTTTCTCGGCACCAAGTACATACACCTTACGCTTGCCGGGAAGTTCAAACCTTTGCTTAGATATGTAGGCCTTAAACTTCCAGTTGGCTTGCCTAAAGACCTCTTCTAAAGGTTCCCATATTAGTTCTTTAGCGTGTTGATTGGTTGGTCCAATGTAAACAATCTCTGAGCCAGGAGGCGATGCAAAGACCTTATCTCTGATACTGCGAGTAATGCCATAGGTCTTACCACCGCGCCTACCAGCTAGCCAGTATTGAAACCTAGAGGTATCGTTATACGCTTGTATCTGTTTCGGGTTCTTCAACAATTAAACTGTCCTCGGTGGCAGGTTTCTCAAAGTCAGATTCACGCTGTGCTAGTTCTTCAGACCAGCCACCACGTACCTTAAGCCAAAACTGAGTCATCGGAGCAGACTTACCACTACTAGCCATTTTATAGGCTGTTTGACTAACACTAGACAGAGCAAGGGCTTTACCCCTATTTATCGCCTCAGTTATCTCGGTCATCTCTTTTTTACGTCTTTCAAACGTAGGTTTAGAAACTCCGAATATAGCGGCCATATCTTTTATGGTCATTCCATATCCAGCCAATGATTCTATCTGTTTTATGTCTTTTACTGATGGATTCCATTCTAGAGTACCTTTTGTACGTGCCATTTAGAATACCTCTTAATGTTTGTATGGTTTTTATAGACTGTAACATTATTATAATAGCTTTGCTTCTTTGCCTGTAAAATCAATATATCTTTGTATTATCACACTGCAATAATGTGGATCTAGCTCTAATCCCCTGCACTTGCGGTTTGTTTTCTCGCAGGCAATTAGGGTTGAGCCAGAACCTAGGAATAGATCTAAGACTGACTTAGCTTCGGGCATATACTGCTCAAAGCACCACTCGGCTAATGCTATGGGTTTTTGTGTTGGATGCACTCTAGCCTGACCATGTTCACTAGCTTTAATCATGCCCTTCCATTTATGCCGGAATATTCTGCAAGACTTAGACTTAGATTGAACCCAAGCTAGCTCGCAATCACTATTAAGATCCCGTTCTTTATCTTCTTCTCTTTTGTCCCAAACCAGCCAGTTCCCGGTTTCAGGCAGCGAGTGACAGTAAAAATTGCCTCCCCAGATAACTATGGTCTTTGCAGGCAAGCCCAATATTAATTCTATCGCCAAGCGGGCGGTGTCTGTTGTGTTGTCGCCTATAATTTTATTAAAAGTATTGGCTTTAGCCGCTCTGCTCGGAGCAGAGAATGCCCTATCTGTTGGTTCGTTGATGCCGTAAGGAGGGTCAGTAAAAACCATATCGGCCTTCTCACCATTCATAAGCTTATCAACGGTTGCCTTATCTGTAGAATCACCGCACATAAGCCTGTGCTCACCTAATTGCCATATCTGTCCTAGCTCTACCTTGTGTATATTTTGTGCAACCTCTGGTATATCGTCCTCGCCTTGGGCACTACCGCCATCGGGCTGGTCAAATAGATCTAGGTCTTTTATATCCTCAAGGTGAAAGCCTAACTCTTCTAGGTCCCAACCATCCTCTTGTAAGCCCTGCAAGTGCGCTCCTAGTGGCTCTTTGTCCCACTCGGCTAACTCAGCTGTTCGGTTGTCACTAATTGCATAGGCGAGAGCCTCAGCGTTTTGTAGGTCTGACCGACTTATATAAATTTCAGTCATACCAATCGCCTTAGCAGCCTCCATAGTTCCATTGCCAGCTATGACAATATTGTTACGGTCAACTACTATGGGCTTTTGTTGGCCGAACTTCCTAAGACTAGCCTTGATTGATTCAATGTTCTTTTTGTCATGCTTACGCACATTACTTGGGTCAAAAGATAGGCTAGCAATCGCTACCTTCTCAAAGTTCATTTCTTTTTGCATAGAAACCTTAATGGTAAGTTATATATAATTATTAGTTTAGATTTATTGGTTAGGCAATAGGGAACCTTTAGTAGTCAACCCTCTGGGGATTGCTGCAACCGAGCTTGGTATGGAGAACATCGGATAATTTATGTAGGTCTTAACTTCTGGGTTCCAACCTGAGCCGAAGCTCTCTAAAAACCCTGACTCATCTAAGAGCCCTCTAATTTTGACTACTGGTAAAGAATCTACAACAAACCAGCGCACCGCTTTGGCACTAAAGCCTTGACCTGCATAACCATCCCCGATTATACTCGGCTCTGTTAGATGCTTTCACCTGTTTGCGGTTCCTTATAGATTCACAAGACAGTAAGTAGCTATCATACAAAACCTGAACTAAAGGCTTACACTTTCAAACGTGTAGGTCTTTTTTCATTCCCTAGATTACGGGAAATATCACCTGTTTTAAAAAGATCAGGTTCAAAACTTCAAAAGAGTTTGGTTTGATTACTATAGCCAAATTTTTAGGTAGGTAAACATTTAATTATTAAATCTGTTAATGGTAAGTAAAAACCCCTACGGCCCAGCTTTGGGTGGATCGGCAATAGAGGCTTTAAAATACTTAGTCAGCTCTAGTGACAAATAGACACTATATCTACTCTACTAGAAAATATACTACTGTCTTTGACCAGGCATAGGAGCAACACTAGGCCTATCTGCTACATCATTAACTCCTGCAACAGGTACCTCGGTTGCTGGTTCACGCAAGTTAACTGAACCCAAGTTAGTAGATGGTATTAATGTACCTGTAGCATACTCAGGCATCTCAGCAGCAGTGTCTCCGCCTTGAGCAATATATATCTCAATAATACGATCTACATGACTAAGAGCCTTTGCAATGTCTCTACCTAGCTTTGGTCCCATCCAAAACTGCATCTTAGCAGAATCTGCACCAAGGCCTACATAGATGAAATTCAATAAAGCCTTACCTAAACGACCACACTGAATGTTTACAGCAGTTGCCACCTCGTTATCTGTGGGAACAGTTACCCAATGCTCACGCTCATGTGCACCTTTGGCCATCTCTTTAAATTCTTCTGCCAAAGAAAGCTCAAGCTTTACACGATCCCAACCAAGCTTAATCATCTGTGCATCATTAGGAGACATCTGTGCATGAGAGTTTGCACTGTCACACTCCAAAATACCCTTGATCAAATCAGCCGAGGCTGTCAGTACAGGATGAAGGTTATAGTTACTTAATTTTAACGCATGCACTGCAATCTGTGTTCCGCCCAAAACAGACGGATCAACAACAACTTGCTCGGTAATTGTTCCCATAATAAAACTCCAATAACTGTTAATTAATAGTTATGACCATAATAGCCGTATCTGCTTTTATTAGCCAATGAGATAAGAGCCCTACTTATAATTAAGTAGAGCCCTAAATGTTAGACTAACGGGGTAAGCTATCTAACAACAATACAAATATTCATACTATTACCCGCTATCACATGATCATACGAGTAAGTCATATCTACATACCCTTTATTAGCAAGTCCACTCGGTATTTTAAACAATATATCTCGCATGAAGAATACTTGATCACCTGTTTTAAGATCTCCTAGTACAGCTTCAATTTGCTCCTTATAAGCCTGCTCCTCGATAAGATCTATATCCCAAGCGTTCACATAGCCCTCATCGCAAGCCTGAGCCTTCAAACTATCAAAGCTATATGCAGACATTACTATTGGCTTTGGATCTACTGGCTTTGCTGTTTCGGGCTCTACAGTGGGTTCTGGTTCGACTTCTACCTGTTCAGTCTCTTTGGTAGCCTCTTTGGTAGCCTCTTTGGTAGCATCAATTTGATCCTTAGTGTCATCTTGACCGCAACCTAAAAATATAATGAATACCCAGTATAAATGTTTCATAGCTTACCCCTTAAAAGTTATAGGTACTTATCGGCTTTTAATTAGTAAAAATTAGTAATAATTAGTAATAATTAAAACTGTACTAAATATAGGTAGTTGTAAGAGAGTTTATTTAAGATTTAATTGAGGTATAGTTATAGTGCCGGGGTGGCATTCTTCTTGGCAACAGACTAGTGGTATTAAATGACTAGTCTGTTGCTTCTAAAATACTAATCAAGCTAATCATTTCATCTAAATTAGTATATCCACTAACCTGTTTGCCTATAGAGCATAGGTAACCATCTAAGATAGCCATTGCGTGAAGGAAGGGATCTATACCCATCTGCAGCCAATAGGTACTCTCACCCACATGATGAAGCCGCATATGCTCCTTAGCCTCTAAGGGTATACACCTATAGTCAGATGGCTTTTGACTGATACCTCTTTTTGCTCCAACAGTTATGTGATGAGCCACTATGTCACTAAAGCCATAGGGCTCACAGTCAGTCAC